GGCTCAAGATTGCCTTCAAGAATATCAAGCATTTTGTAGTTGGTTTGAAGGTCACTCGCCTGGTGGCTGACACATTTAAGAGCATACTTAATATTTATCATTGTAATCCCTTTACAATATAATAGAACGAGTTACACCGCGATCTTGATCTGCAAGCTTTCTTACCAGACAATAGCCGAGCGCTGTTCCAACGTGCTGATATTTTTTTGAATCATCTTCGATTATGTTAGCACCTTTTTTAAACGCTGTCAGCCTCAGAGCGTCATTAACCGTTGGGCAGTTGTGAACGTACAACCTCACTTGGCCAAGAGCGTTGCGACAGTAGGCGTTGATGGTATTGTGGCGTGTCCTAATTGCAGGGTTGGCCAGTGGGACGCAATACTTGTAGCTGATGCCGTTGCGGTCAAAAGATTCTTTGATGATTTCATAGTCAGACCTTGTGGACGATGTATGCCTAGCCTTGCCACTGGCGTCACCGTATAGCTCATATGACGTGCCTTTGGCGATGATGCCTCGGTCATAAAATTCCTGACAAGCCTCTTCTGTTCTTGCGCCTTCGATAATGACCTCAGCAAAGGCGTGGAATATTCCATCCTCATAAGCAATAGCACAGGCCGATAAAGGCTTTCCGTCGCCAATGTTAAAGTCAAAGCTGATCATGATAGGTGTTTCAGGCCGAGGCGCCCACTTGGCTTTGGAATATTGCACAGCGCTATCGTAGGCGTAATAGATGACCTCATCTTGTATCTCGATCCAGTGCCCGTAGAGCATACGTTGCGCCCTTTTTGGGTCTAAGTCTTTTTTTAACTGATCAAGATATTTAGACGGAATAAATGGATTGTCTGAGGTGGTGCTGTAGTAAACATGTTTTGTTTCGTGTTTGATGCCGTTACTATTAGGCTCTATGAAATACTTATAGGGCCATGAGGCAGGCGAATCTGGGTTAGTTGCATTGATTATAATGTTCTCTTTGATATACGGTATGCGCCCTACCCTCATCTTTATTTCTTTGTAAAACTCATCGTCTTTTGTCTCGGTTGTCTCCTCAATAGCCGCGCCTGATAATTCAAGAGAACGCACCTTGAAGTATTTCTTATCAGCCCAAGATCGTGAAATAATTTCGGAGCCATTGCGGAACTTAATAGAGGCACTTGTGAGGTTGACGAAATAATCGTAGTTTTCTTTAAGATCGGCGCCAATATGTTCCAGTATCTTAGCAAATAGAGTCGAGCGCAAGGCAGGCATAGACAACCTACCAATGAGAAACCTCGCACCTTGATTGAATAGGCAGTGAGTCAGTACAATATGAGCCATTAGCGTCGATTTGGACGATCCAATTGCGCCCGAAAGCATTATCTCATGTACGCCAAGCGAGTAATCAAACCTGTTTCTAATGTCTGAAATAACCCTGCTTTGATATGGGATTATTTCAGGATTGAATGTTGTAATTGTTGGCGGTGTGTAGTTTGCAAAATCAATCATGCTTTGTATGAAAGAACTAAAGGCCGATCATTATCGCCGCCTGTTATTTCAACCTTATCTTGCCAGCCGAATCTATTTTTCATTTGAAATATATAATTCCCTGTATTTAACTTGGGCCCGCCCTCTTCCGTCCACATTCCGCGAAGACCTATTTCTTCCCAAAATATTTGCGCCTTCGCAAATCCCAATCTTTTGGCGTCGGAAAACGCAGGGTGTACTTTGCACCACTGATACAAAGTGTCTTTGTGTGTGTCGATGCTTCCGGCAAACGCTTCAAATGAATACCCTTTGGCCATAAAATCGATTACAGCCTGGCAATACTCTTGTTTATATGTTGTCGGCCTTCCGCCTAGGTTTTTTACAATAGCCTTAGACTTTGCCATAAATCCCCCCATGCCACCCAGTGGCAATGATTTGCCCTCTCAAAGAGCAATTGATATTAGTAATAATAATATAATACCTCTATTTGCTTAGTCGCACAAGGCTGTCATTAACGCTTGCAAAATTTATGTGGTAAAATTGATAAAACACATTGCTAGGAGGTCAAAGATTGAAAACTTACCTTGTGATACCCGATGTTCATATTCCATTCCACTGTGTTACAACCACCAAACTAATCACCAAAATCATCAAAGAAATAAACCCCGACGGCTTAGTGCAGTTGGGCGATGGGTTAGATTGTTTTCAAATATCTAGCTACGATAAAGACCCAGAGCGCAAAAATATGTTGTCGGACGACATAGATGATTGGAATAAAATCCTAACGATTTGGGCCAGTCATTTGAAATCAGGCGCACACATTCATTTGTTAGAAGGGAATCATTGCTTCCGGCTAACTAGGTTTATCTCTAAAAATTGCCGAGAGTTGCATGGCTTAGTGCCAGATTGGCCTACGCTGTTAAAAATCAAACTAAGAAACGAGACAACAAATAAAAAATGGGTGTGGCATAAGTACACCAAATGGGACTCATGTCAAATTGGTGACTGTACTTTAATGCATGGCTTTTATTTCAACCAACATGTTGCCATGAATAACCTGGCTAAGTATCGACGTAACACGATTAGCGGCCACACACACAGGGTACAACATGTGTTTGACGGTCACAATTATGCGATTAGTTTAGGTCATGTCAGTGATGAAAAACAGACGGCACATCAGCCTACGCCGACTGGATGGACAAAGGCGCTGGCTATCTTGCACGTCGACAACTACGGCAAAACATTTGTCGATGTGTTGCCAATCGTGAATGGGAGGGTAATCGTATATGGCAAAGCGATCTCCGTTTAACCGTTTGCACCCGCCGCGCGCGGTAGATATTTTAGGCCAAAAGATTGCCGTGAGAGTAGTCCCATATTTAGAGGATGAGGAACAAGAATTGTTGGGAGCTTTTAATCCAGAGAGCAAAGAAATATATCTTTTAAAAGGCTGCGATTGGAAGTCCGTTTTGTTGCACGAAATGACGCATGGAATTTTGTATTACAGTGGCGCCAGTCAAGGCATCTCTGCTTCTAAAGAGGAGCAAATTTGCTTGGCAATTGAGACAGGTTTATCGCACTTTTTTACTTGATGGCCCACTTACTGGATTGTTTTTCTTTCTATCGGAAACAAATTTTTTCCATGCTTCTGATTTTGGTTGCGAAAATTTCAGTCCTTTACACCAATAGTCGTTTCTCAATAATACTTTCGCGATCCTTCTCCAAGAGGGGGCTAGTCCTTTGTTTTCAAGAACAATGGGCGTTTCGTCGCCAATACCGTCTGGATAGCCTCTTTTTTTCCACCATTTTATAAATACGCGGAACCTCTTGATGTAGTGCTCCTGAGTGATTTTTGGCATGGTTGAAAATATTAATTTGGAATAAGTTTCCCAGTTGTGTCCCGCTGGCAATGTTATTTTATTGTATCCGTTTATGTTCCCATTTTCTTGAATGTACAATGCACCAGAATTTGCACCGTTGACTCTGTTAACTATTTTGACCCATGTTTTCGGTTCTAGGACGTGAAACAAATTAAGTCCACGTCTTTGATCATCACCATACGGCTGGCATAATCTCATTTTAGATAATGGTAGACCTGCCCTGTACATATAATCATAAATCAAGTTGTATTTTTTTCCTGTTTTAGAATGATACTTCCAAATGTCTTCAGTCTTCCAATCGTAAATAGGGTAAATGTTGTAAAGATGTTCACAAACTTTTGTCGTCCATTTTTTTCCGTCGATCATTTCTTTTTTACTAGATGCAATAGTGCGGTAACGATTTAGCGATTCATCTGAGCGTATACCGATCATAGCTCCTGTCGAAATACCGCCTGAATACCACTTTCCAAATTCCACCATAAACTCTTCAAATTCCATTTTCTCATAAAAGAAATCAAAAAAATTAACCTCCTTTATTACCCCATGTATTTCTGGGAAAGGCCGAACCCACTCAATCCCAGGCTCCCAACAGCACCACCTTGGTTCAAAATTGCTGACCGCGTTCCTCAAAGATAGCGGTAAACAGACCCAATATAAATCTATCCTATCACGATACGTTTCAACCATTTCTTGCATGTGATCTATAGTATGTTTGTACTGAGCCTCAAGGTCAATAATGAGTATCCCAATTTTCCTGTCTGGAAACTCTTCTAAGACTTCCATGGCTAGATGGAACATCGTTGAGGAATCTTTGCCTCCCGAAAAACTGAGGTAACATTTCTCAAAATGATTCAAGGTCTCGCGCATTCTTTTTTTAGCCGCCTCGTACACATTAATATCAAGATTTATTTTCATTTTTTTCCAACCATATTTGCAAATATTTTTTAGCCATGTTGTTGGCCTCTTGTTGCTGCTCGGATGTAAGCTTGCTGAAATTAGAGCGCGTAGAATCGGCTCTCGCTCCGTACAAGTATGCACACGATGCTTGTCCTAGCCAAGCTATCCTGTTCATAGAATCGTTGCTCAGATTATTTTCGCAACTATACTTCCAATTCGTCGTAACTTTGACAAGTACAGCTTCAAACAATGGAATATCTGTCAACAATTTTACGTACGCTGCGTCATAGTATTCTTGTTTATGACCTGACCCAGTAAAGAAACCATTTTGGTAACACTCCCATTTGTGCCAAGGGTGATATATTCGGTCCATTATTCGTCTTCCTTTTCATCGTCTTCAAACGACAGGTTTTCTTCCTCTTCACTATTAAACGACTCGACTTCCCACGCCGTCGAGTAGTCGACGTTAGCAAACAATTCTGTGAGACCACTTATCTGACATAGGCGCAATATTTCATCGCTATCCATTCCTAGTTGCTTCCGTATTTTTTCATCGCTCCAATTTCTTTTTTTAAGCTCAACGACTATTTCACTCATG